GTGGTGGGAGCGCGATCCAGAAGCAAACATTGGTGTCTTCTGTCGTCCATCAGGTTTCTTAGTAATTGATATTGACCCTCGTTCTGGTGGTCACACTTCTTATGAAAAGTTTGAAGAACTTGTTGAAGGTGCTCTTCCACCAACAGTTGAAGCAATCACTGGTGAGTACACTCTTGCTGGTAAAACTCTACGTGGCCGTCACATTTTTTATCGAGTAGATGAGTCAGAAGATCTTATTGGAAATCTTAAGTCTGCTGGCATTAACGGTATTGATATTAAGCACAATGGTTACGTTCTTATTGCCCCATCACGTCATAACTCTGGCGTTAATTACGAGTGGGCTGAGGGTAAAGCACCATGGGAAATTGAAATTGCAGAGGCTCCAGAAGAGTTACTCGCATTTCTTCGCAAAAAAACTCGTAGGTCTTCCGTAGGTTCATCTCTTGGTTCTATGGATTGGAGCGATACTTTTTCTAGTGTTGACTTTGGTGCAAACAAGGCTGAGATTGAAAAGATTCTTGAACAAGGTATTGACGAAGGTTCCCGTGCCGTTGACATCTACAAGTTAACTTGCTCTCTTGCTAATCAATATCCTGTAGATAAGCCTCATGGTCGCGAAGCCGTTGAGACTTTAATGATTAGATTTAATGCGGAGAAGGTTCGTCCTCCTCTACATCTTGAAGGACAGAATGGACTGCTTATGCATGTCCGTCGTGCGATTGAGTACGTTGCAAACAATCCTAAAATAAACATGGCTTGGCCTGGTATTGGTGATAAAGAGACTGGCTGGGCTAAAAAATCAACAGAAGAAACTGCTGAAAAATTTGGTTCTCCTTCTACTGAGTTAAAACCACTTACTGGTGTTGTACAGCCACCTTCCGAAAAATACCTTCCAGGAACTATTGCTGGATCTATATCTGAAAGTATTCACAGCGGGGAGTCAATTGCTCAGGCTTCTTCGTTGTCTAACTTAAATGTTCCAAAAGATACCGATGCTATTAACGAAGAAGACGGTGGAAAAATTGGTGAGCGTACCTTATCTGATACAGGTAATGGTCGTCGCTTTGTAGATACTTTTGGTGAAGCAATTCGTTACTCAGAGGGGCTTGGTTGGTTCCACTGGGATGGTGGGTACTGGAGACCAGACGTCGAGGGTTTAGAAATGCAGGAACTTGCAAAAAGTCTTGCTCCCGTAATTGCTAGTGAAGTTACTAAGTATGAGGGTGACACGGAGAAGCAATCGGAAATTATTAAGTGGGCTCAGCAATCAAAATCTAATGCTCGTTTGAAATCAGCGATTGAAAACTCTAACTCAGATCGTCGTATCAGAGTTGCTGTAGATATGTGGGATTCCGATCTTCACATGCTTGGTGTTATGAATGGTGTCATTGATTTACGTACTGGTGAACTTCTAAAGAACCGTCCAGATTTGTACATCACGAAACGCGCTCCAGTTGCTTACACTCCTGGCTTACGTAACGTGCGCTGGGAGCAGTTCTTGGAGTTTGCTACTGGTGGGGATAAAGAGTATCAAGACTGGTTACAACGTGCAGCAGGTTATTCATTGACTGGCCTTAGCAAGTATGACTTGATGTTTTTGGTTTACGGTCCTGCTGGGTCTGGTAAAAATACGTTTGTAGAAGCATTAGTGAAATGTCTTGGCACACAGCAATATGCTTGGCCATTTGATTCAAGCATTCTTGCTAGTGGAGATGGGCAAGCATCAGGTTCTGATCTGTACCACTGGGCTGAACTCCGTGGTCGTCGCCTTGTGTGGGTTGACGAACTTCCAGACTCAGAACGCTTAAAAGAGAATTCAGTTAAGAAGTTGACTGGCTCCGAGGAAATCTCTGCTCGCTCTCCTGGTGAACGTCCGTTTACTTTTAAGGGTCAAGCAAAACTTTGGATATCTACCAACCACCGTCCTATCATCACTGATGATGCAATGTGGCGTCGTATTCGTCCTATTCCGTTTACCTATGTTCCTGAAAACCCAGACCCTGACTTAAAGGAATACATCTTCGATCCAGAGGGTGCTCTTCCTGCAGTCATGTCATGGGCTGTTGAAGGTGCTATCAAAATGCTTGGCTCTAGTTCACGTGATGCTCTTGGGTGGTGTTCGGTAGTTGCCGAGGCTGCTGAAATATACAGAAAGAATGAGGACAGAATTGGTATCTTCCTAGACGAAGAAACAATTGAGTCCACTGGTGCTACAACTCCTATTAAATCTTTGTACAGTATTTACAGAATCTGGGCTGAAGAGCGTGGAGAAAAGCCTATGAGTCAGACTGCTTTCCAACGTAAAATGCTTGAAAGAAACATTGATCTTGTTGGTACAGGGTCTCAGGCTATTGTTCATGGTCGTTCTCTGCGTCCACGTTCTGTTCCTACAGGTGAAATCGACTGGGGTGCGGCTAACCGCTTTGCCAGATAGGGTTTCTATTTTTTGGGTAAAATAGAGTCATAAACTTTTTTCCTACCCTAAGGACCCAAAATGGCTAGTCCAGTAAAAACCCCAAAGATCTCACAGCCGTGGGGTCGTCCAAATCCTCGCTACTCAGCAAAGCGTCACACTGGTATTGATTTTGCATGTCCAGTTGGAACACCTTTATATGCAGTTGCTGAAGGTGTTATTGAAAACGTACTAGAGGATAAGTCTTACGGAAAAGTTGTTGTACTTAAGTGCACAGCAGAAGGTAAGACAGTACACATTTGGTACTGCCACATGTCAAAGCCGACTGTGAAAAAAGGCCAAAAGGTTGCTGAGGGCGAAGAATTAGGGTTGTCTGGGAACACTGGAAACTCCACGGGTCCCCATCTTCACCTAGAAACTCGTGTTGCACCATTTCGTTATGGTAACGATGTAAGCAACCCTTTCCTAGATATTCCAGGAATCATTGATCCTAACGCTCCTTCAGAACGTAAAGTTGGTATTTGGAAGAAAGGTGTTGCACTTGTTACACCTACTCCAAAGCCAGCAAACAAAGTTGTTCATATGTCAAGTATGGTTTTTGGATCAACTAATGATGACATCAAAGTTGTTCAGTCTGCTCTAGTAGATATTTGCGGAGCAACTATTGCAGTTGATGGTCACTATGGAGACGCCACCAAAGAAGCGTACAAGTTGTGGCAACACAAATTAGGTTTCCACGGTAAAGATGCCGATGGCGTTCCAGGTAATAAGTCTATGGCAGCACTTGCTAAAAAGTACGGTTTCAAACTTAAGTAACTAGCGACGGGGGTTAATAATACGAGCCCCTCGACCGCCGCCTTGTCCTCCGCGCCCCAAGTCAATCTTGCGGGAAGCGGGGGATTTTGCGGTTATGCGGCCACCAATAAATCCTTGAGGCGGCTTAATAAGTAATGCGGTAAGCGCGTGTACTAATGCGTCTACTCTATCTGGAGACTTTCCTTCTCCTGGAATCCACGAAGTCATTTGATCTTCAAGTTCTGCTAAAAATCCAACGTGATGAACTCGTCCTTGTTCATATGCAAGAACTGTTGGCTCAGCGCGTAGTTGTTTACCGTGCTTTGAGTGGACTTCTAAAACCTTAACATTTGGGTCAATAGCGTTAATTGCATTACGTACTAATGCTCCGCCTTGATTTACTTCAGCAATAACTGGGCACATCCACTTACGAGCCATCTCTACAACTTTATTAGCCCAGACTTCTGGGGATCCCAGTACGGAAGCATCTTCTAAAACCCACGCTTCTCTTTTATATAAATCTCTATCTGAAGTCGAGGCACATACAACAATGCCGCACTCATCTCTTGGATTTTCAGCAACAGATGGATCAACACCGATACAGCGAAGTGGTGTTCCTATAGGGAAAGATCCATGACGATTACGCTCAATCATTTCGATAGTCCACAGAGCGCCTTCAATATCATCAAGCATCTCGCCATAAAGTTCTTGAGCCGCTAAACGAGTTCCTTCGTAGACTCCCATAATTGCTTCCATGTATGCGCCAGATAAATTGCCTGCATTGTCCATAGTGCTACCACGTGTGATTACGACACTTCCGCTTTTCTTAGATTCCTCTATGAGGGAGTACAGAAGTGGAACACGCTTAGGTGTAGTAGTTAACATAATTTTTGGTCGGTCTCCTAGACGAGTACCAACACGTAAGTTATCGAATGCGGTCATACCTGCAGCATCTGGAGTTTGACGCCATGCGGCTACTTCGTCTCCCCATGCGTGAGTAAACTGTGGACCACGCAGGGAGTCTGGTTCATCAGCGGTAAAGCAAGTTGCAGTATTTCCATTAGACCAAGTTAGACGACGTTTGGACGGTTCATAATGTGGTTTCTCACTTGGTGGGGAAACATTAATAATTCCTGACTCGCCTTCAACGATAACGTCACGTACGTCTGCAGCGGTACGAGCAACTAAAGCAAAACGAAGTTGTCCCTTGTTTGTATGTTTTGCTTCTTCGCGAACCCACTCAGCGGCTGTTCTAGTTTTACCAGCGCCACGTCCAGCAATGTACGCCCAAATATTCCAGTCACCATCTGGTGTTTGTTGTTCTGGACGTCCCCATGCTTTCCAGTCCCAGAGTAGGTTATCCATATCCATATCAGAAAGAACAGCATTACGTTCTTCTTCTGAAAGCAACGCTAATTGCTCCATTAGGCTTTTGCCCATTATTCCTTCTTCCAAAAACTAATGCCCCCACGCTGAGTAGCATGAGGGCATTTAAGTTTGTGATTTAAGCGTTACGCTTCAAACTACTCTGTACTCCATAATACAACGGAGCGGCAGAACTTAGACCCAACTCACGAGCCAATACTGACAAAGAAACACCGCTTCGGTATTCTGTAGCCAATTGGTCATGGTATTGATCTACACCAATTCCTTTGGCTTCTTTGACTCTAGTTACGGCTTCAATATTTTCTTGATGTGTGGCCCTGGTTTTTGGCTTAATTGAGGAAACAGCAACATTATTCATAACTATGCGGCGACGTAGGCCAGGGTATGCAACGTTTAAGGTTTTAGCCAACTGCGGAAGACTTCCACCTTTTGACTTGTATTCAATTAAGTAGTCTGTGTATTGACGGCTTGCTTCGTGCTCTGGACTTGATTGGCTACGAGATCCGTAAGCCTTCTTTGCCAAAGGCAAAATTGGACGAATTTTCTCTGCGTACTCTAGTAATAGATCGCTCATGTCTTTATATTCTCCGTAATGTCATAAGCGTGTGTCATAGCATTATCCTATACACCATAGGCATGACAAATCAAGTTGATGGCTTTAGTGCATAATAAACCTTTATTTGTAAGGATTTATTATTAATCTTCTTCATCCTTGTGGGTAATCTCTAGATCTAGAGGTCCACGTAGTTTGATTGTTACAAGCCAAACGAATAGGGAGAAAAGAATTGCATAACCAACTAAAGTTCTTGCACTGCCAGTGAGTACGCACCAAGCCACGAACATTCCTAATAATGTCCAAGTTTGATTTAGTGACTCAACGCAGGCATCTTTTACCCATGTTAATAGTGATTTCATATTAGTTCCTTGCTAGTGCTAGTGCGGATGTGCTTGAGATAATTTGAGTTACAACAACTGCTGCTACTGTTACTGCTTGCGCTTCTTTTCTAGTTTCTACTGTCATGTCCGCGCCAATGTTTGCTATAGCCTTTAGTGCCTTGCCTGGGTCTGAAAATACTGCTGCAAGAAGTTCTGAAGAATCTTCAAAGATTTCAAGTGCATCAGCAATTTCAGCGGTTAATATAACTCCGTTATCCAAAGCAACAGGCTGCTCTGGAGGTAGATCCTCGTAGTCCAGACCTAATTCTTCAATCAAGTCAGATGTAATTGCTTCTCCATCAGCCTGGGCTACAAGGACATCTGCAAGCAATTCTTTATCTTCCTGAGTTAGTAGAACGCCATCTTCTGTAAGACTGTCAAAAAGATTACTTACTTCTTCTGCGCTAATTTCTCCGTCAGCCTCTAAGTTCTCAATAAATGCTTCTGTCTCTGCCTCAGTGAAAAGTCCATCAGATAAAGAATCTTCGATAAAATTATCTACTTCTTGTTGAGTAAAATCAGTTTCTAATTCTGGCTCTATAATTAGTTCTTCAATAGGAGTTGGTATAGGTGAAAGTTCTAGATCTTCTAGATCGGTTATGGGTAAGTTGTCTATTAGTTCTGGAGAAACTGGAATTAAATCAGGAATTAAATCAGGAGTTAGATTCTCTAAGGGGACAGGAATTGGAATCTCTATTGGAATCTCAGGAAGATTAGGTGTGGCTTCTGGTGTGGGTTCTAGTATTGGTGACGGTATGGGTTCTGGCGTTAGTTCAGGGGTTGGCTCTATAGGACAAGTTTGATTCCAACTAACTGTAGATCCATTCCAGCAAGAAATTGGTGGAGGGGCTATAGAAATGTTATTTAATGAATAGAAAGAAGTTTGATTTCCATTAAGAATAGTTTCAGTTGATTGAACATTCTGTGTTCCGTCCCATTGAGACCATACAACCCAAATACCTGACTCGTCCCAACTGTTATCTCTAACAGTTGCTCCCTTTTGAGTTCGCTGACCGTTATTATAAGAATCTTCTAAGATAATTGCGTAACTGTTATTTGTAAAGGTATTTCCTTTAATCAAACGATTGTTGTTTTCTACAGATGAATTATCAAAAAATGTAATCCACGACAGTGGGAGCCAAGAGGATGTTTGTATCGCAACGCTGTTATTGTTAAAAGTTGAGTTAAGCACGTAATGCTTATTAATTCCTCGTCCGTTGATGGCAGTCCCGTTGTTGTTGAAGTGAGAACTATTTACAATAACTGTTCGCTCTACACCTATAGCGGTACTGTTGTTTTCAAAAGTAGAGTTAGTTACGTAAATTCTATTGTCATAACTAGAATCACCTACTGAAAATATACTTGGTGTTCCACCCCAGTCAGATGCTATTGCTGTACCGTTATTTGTAAACAATGAGTTATTGACATAAGTAATGGTAGTATTTCCATTTTTATTGAAAATAGATCTTCCAGAGTTGTGGAAGTACGAACTGTTAATTGTAAGGATTCCTCGTTCGTTTTCTATATATGCGTAGTTGAACTCTAAATCATTGATAGTAACGTTTGAACCAGTAGAAACATATAGTCTGTAGTTCCCATATAGTGAGATTTTATCTTCTCCGTTTATTGTTAACTGTCCTACAATATTTGGAAGATTAGATGAGAGAGATATAACCCCTTCCACGCTAAAAGTTATGCTGTCGTAGAACCCACCAGACTGAGCATTAGCCTGATTGATAGCCCATCTAAAGGTTCCTACGGACCCATCATCTAAAAGACTGCTTACTACTATGCTTGTAGGTTCTGGAGGACATTGTTCATTCCAGTTAACTGAAGTTCCATTCCAGCAATCTATTGGTGGTGGTTGTTGAGGACAAGTCTGACTCCAAGCAACCCATGTTCCATTCCAGCACTGTGTGTCAGGTGGAACTGGTGGACAAGTTTGGTTATACGCAACTGTTGATCCATCCCAGCATTGACCAGGTGGTGGTTCTGCAGGGCAAGTTCCAGACATTGGAATAATCGTTCCATCCCAACAGGTCTGCATTTCGACTGGACGTCCACCGTTAATAGTAAACGCCTCTGAGATTGTGATCACCTCTTCGTTCGCTTGGAATCTAATACCGCGACGTAAATCTGGGGGGAGCCATCCTGTTGTCTCGACAATGCCAGACCAAGTAGGGAGGCGTGATGTATCAACAGTTAATTTAATTGTTGTAAAGTCACCTGAACTTTGTGGGAATGGACGTACTTTCCATTCAACGCAAAAGCCTGTATTTGTAACACCGTAACTTAAATGTCCGCCATTCCAAGTAACCCAGTCCCAGCCAGCCAAAGAAATGGAGGGGGTACTTGGGTAAGAACTAAATGTTGCATCAGGTGTACCAAAAGTAAGAGTTCCATTGGTTGTGACATACGTAGTGTTGTATGTGGTGTTTCCAAGGGGAAGGCTATAGGGTAAAGCCATTTCATGTGCAACATCATCTTCTTGTGTCCAAGAAAATTGACTGCAAGGTTGCTCGGCAATAGAAGCCTGAGACTCTGGTGGAGTTACTAAAAGAAATACTCCAACGAAAGAAAAAGCAAGTAAAGATCTAAAGATCTTTTTCAAGATAACCCCTCCAGCAAGGGTGGTAATTATTAAGTGTCTATGGTGTGTCAGCCAACCGACTCTCTTATTTTACAAGGTTTTTGTGTATGCAATATAAGAATGTCTTACAGTTGCTGGATACCACTTCTCTCCACCGTGCGCAGTTGGTACGTTTTCTGCGTTGAGCGCATTAGCAATTAACTGATAGGAAAGTCCTAGTTGTCTATCGCGATAAATTCTTTCGCGTACTTCTTCTTCAATATCAGGAAGCGGTCCTAAATCAATGCCCCAGGTTTTTCCACTCGAGCGACGATCTCTGTGAACATCTTTTTGACGTTCAGAGATCATTCCTCTTTCCATTTCCGCCATTGCTGCCATAATTGTTACCACAAAGCGTCCTTGATGTGTAGCAGTATCTAGACCAAGGTCAAGCAAAGCAAGACGCCAACCATACTTATGGGAGCGATCCACGATGCTGAGGAAGTCTTTGGTTGAGCGAGCCAGTCGGTCAAGACGAGTGACATACAAAGCACTGGCTTTTCCAGTATCTAAATCGTCAAGGGCATTTCTAAGTACAGGACGACCCTGAATACTTTTACCTGAGCGTCCCTCTTCTCTCAAAACTACGGGCTCATAGTCTGCCGCTAAGGCTGCGTACTCCATCTGCCTAACCTGAGCATCCAAACTTATTCCGTCATTAACCTGAATTTGAGTAGATACGCGAGCATATAAATAAGCAATACCATTTGACATTATTTATACTTCTTCTTTCGCCAGTGGTTCTTGATGTAGTGGTTGACAATCGTGGTCTCAAAACCTCTATCTTCAATAATCTGGTACTCACCATGCTCTAGGTAGTCAAACTCCGACTGCCAGTTCTCGCGCTTGAACGGAGTTATCTGAACCATAGGGGTTCCCTTTTCAACAATTCCCTCGAAGCCATCTTTAATCCAGACAGGAAAAAGTGGGCAAAGACTAGAAGTATCTGAGTCAATGATTGACGGGATCGCTTTGAATGCTAAGTCGCGGTATCCAAAAGGCTCGGTGCACATTATTGAATATCCTGGGGGAGTTTTCACCAGCCAGTTGTTAATAAACTTTAATGCAATGTTTGTGTAGCCAGGAGGATGTTGCACTTCTTTTGAACTTGCATTGTGTAATTCAAATACGGTGCGCTTAGATATCTTCCATTCAACTACAGGAAGGTATTCAGAGTCACTTGCACTACGGACTTGAACATCACACCAGAGAGGGATGATGTATCCAGAAGTTAGTGAGTCCAACATAGGAATGCACTTTTTTGCAGAAGCGTTAGCAGTTCCATTGGTAATAACTAACTTAGAACCGTCTGGACTTCTATGATCCTTAATATAAGGAGTCATGTCTTTCCACCACTGTGGAACAGCCTCACTTGCTGGAAATGGACGCTGAGTTATTCCCCAAGCATGAGGATCCTTTGCAGTGAACTTGATTTTGTTAGACATAGACAATTCTTTCAACGCCTGCTGAAGCAAGTAACTTTGAGCATCCTGGACATGGTTCGCCAGTGATGTAAACGGTTGATCCTAAAAGATCGCCCCAGGAAGCCCGTAGGAGCGCGTTTGCTTCCGCGTGGGTACTCCAACATAGGTCATATTGGCCCTTTGAGTGTTCTGAGGTTGGGTCAAGGGCTCGTGGACATTCACCACTTGCTCCGCATGAACGAGTATCTCCTGCTGGAGTTCCGTTGTACCCAGTGGAGACAATCTTGTGATCCTTGACAACTACTGCTCCGTGTTGCGCGCGAACGCAATCACCTCGCGCAGAAACTGCTTTTGCGATATTTAAGTAGTAGTCGTCCCAATCAGGACGAGCGATCACTCTACAGACTTAAGAATTGCTTTTTCTACTGCTTCGTCGTTTCTTTTCTTGCCTTTGACAATTACAGTTCGGAGTGCTCCGATAAATCCAAGGAAAATTGCAACGGTGAATAAACCGATAATTGCAACAATGCTCCACCCTAAAATAAATAGAAATAGTTCTGCTGCTATCTGGAATGGTTTTTGCCAATCAAGATCCATTGTTTGCGCCCTTTCTAGAGGTATAAAACGTATAGACTTAAACTTAACTCTATTCGATAATTATGGCAAATCGGGGGCAAAACGCTGATAAACAGCCTGTGGATAACTTTTGACTATTTGCCAGATAATAAGCGACGCTGGCGAAGCAATTCAAAGTCTTTAACTTTGGTATCGCCCATGTAGCCCCAAGCGTAGCCATCAGCAATCAAAGCCTCATTTACGGACTTCTCTGCACCATCTAGGAATAACCAGCCAAGAATACGTCCATACTTCTCCGAGGAGTCTGGCTTCTCTGTTCGGATAACAACTGTGGTAGCCCCAGCAACTAAATGCTTAAGGCGGTCTTTGACTTCTAAGCCAAGAACCTTTTCCTCTTTGTTAGTTGTACGGGATTCAGGGGTGTCGATGCCAGCAAGGCGCACACGGGAGGTGAAAGAGATGTCAAAGCCTAGATCGATGTCAACGTCGATGGTATCGCCGTCTACAACCTTTAGGACCTTTTTTACGCGGTATTCATACATACCACCATTATTTCATAGAAATAAGGGGTCTATACCTTGGTTAAAGCGTGAAGAGGAACTCCCCATCCCCCAAAGCGAGTATCTCGCCATTCAGGGTGCTTGGTCACTTCTTCGTAGGAGATGTAGCCAATAACGTCAAACTTAGAGAATTCTACCTCGTCTAGGCACTTAACCCCGTAAATAAACTTATCAACGTCTTTTTCCCAAACCGCGATGGAATCTCGTGTTCTAGAAGTACGAACCTCTATATTAGATCCGCAGTCAGGAAGACTTTGTCGTTTGGGATGTAGTTCGTTTGGATACCAAGGAACGTTGATAGTGTAGTTCCCAGATTTGGCTACTGCCCATTCCGCAAGCATGGTGCGAACCGTGGCGGTGAGTTCGTGTTCTAGTAGTTTGCTGTCTTTACCGTCTTTGTAGTTTGGACGGTCAATGCTCTGAAACTTAGCAACCCATCTATGGGGAGCCATGCAGGCATAGAACAGAACTTCGTCTTTTGTCATTTCAACTATCATGTCGTGACGGTATCATACTTTTGCAAGATTCTGCAAGCGGGGGTGGGGGCGTAAAAAGATATAATGCAAAACTTGATTTTGTCGGCTGCCTAGGACTCTAAGAGGGGGAACCAGAAAAATGTTGTAGTCTAGGGGAATGATTGGTAAAGAGGAAACTGTACATATTGCCTGGGCGCACCATGGAACTGTGGATGCGTATTTCGCCTACAGCCTGCTGGACATCGTGAAGATGTTCCCTACGCACATCAACTCCTACAACGGGGTGCAGGGGCTGGGACTTCTATCAAAAAGTCGTAACCAGATGGTGACGCACTTTCTAGATAACACCAAAGATGATTGGCTACTTATGGTGGACTCCGATGAGTACATCACCATAGACGCTTTTGCAAAAATTGTGAACACTGCAGACAAGGACGAGTATCCCTTTGTGTGTGGACTCTATTTTGCAGCGAACTGGAAAACTCCTGAGGAGTTAGAACCAGTGCCTCTTATCTTTACTCTGACAGAAACCGATGGAGTCCAGCCATACTTTAACTACCCTAAAGATCAAGTAGTTGACGTGTACGCCGCTGGTACTGGTTGCATGTTTATCCACCGTTCGGTGCTTGAGGATATGCGAGATAAGTACTGGGAAGAATTCGGGAGAACATGGGCTTGGTTCCAAGATGGACCGATTGGCGAAGGTAAATGGCTTTCCGAGGATTTAGCCTTCTGCGACCGTGCAAACAACGCTGGAGTGCGAATAGTGGCTCATACTGGCGCTGTAATCCCCCACCGCAAAACTATGTGGCTTATGGAGTCGCATTACGATACGTGGCTTCGCTCGCAGGATATCGAATAGTTTTCTAACACTTTTGTAAATTCTATAATACAAAAGCCGTTTTTTCCGACTTCATGGGATAAAAAAGATTAGACGACGACGAAACTAGAAACCAAGTAAGTGGGGTTTTTGGGA